TTTATGCAAATATGATAGCATTAATCCAGAATTAGAATCTGTTACACCTGATGGTGTATAGATGATAGAATCTAAAGGAAGTTTAATTCCTTGCATTCCACCTTCACTAATTCCTTTATCATTATAAAGATAATATTCTTCTATATTTTTAATGATCTCTACGCCAGTAGGATTCTTTTCTTTTTGAACATTCTTAATCTTGCGAATTTTGCGTGGATCAACCTGGCGTAATTCGGCAATGCCGTTTTTTGTATTAGCTTCATCTACTAAAATCTGATAATATAATCTACCATCAATATACCATGATCTGAATATATCATGTCCTCTTTTATCAAATTTTAACAAAGATAAGATTTGCTTAAATTCATCAGTGATTTTTGTCTTTATAGATGCTGACAATTTAACATCATCTAAAACAATTTTAACTGATATCGAATCTTCTTCAGAAACGATAGCTTCATTCGTGATATCGTCAATTGCACTATCACAATCAGAGTATTGTGATATCTCTCTATATCTACGAATAAGATCATTTTCATTTTTAATTAGAGCTTCAAGGCTCATCACTTGAGCATAATAACCAGCCGCAGATGAGGAAACGACAGTTGAACCATCATCTTGCGATGGCGATACAACTGTCACCTGCTGCGGTTGTTTTTTACGCTTTATCTCAAAACCAAAAACCTGCATTATATAATCCGATTAATTATAGAGGGAACGATCCGATTGGCGTATCAATACTTACATTAACTCCAACGCCGTTTCCTACTCCGGTTGTGTTAGATGTCCAATAGTTGTATTGGAATGTAACGTCAAAAGTTTCAACTGTGTTTGCTGAATCAAAATCAAGAGCAATTGCTCCAATTTCAGTTGGATAAGCATCAACAAACTTATAAGTCTTAACAGTAGCACCATTACGATCTAATTGATGTACTAATAGATCTACCTGATAATCACGTGGATTTACACGGCCATTTGTGCTTGCTATATTTTGAACACCATCAGACCAATTTTCCATAGCGTTACGAATCGCAAAATCCGTATCGTTATATACTGTGATTGTCCAAGGGGCAAATGTGCGCTCACCAGCAATATTTACTGCACGTCCACGATATTGAAGTGGAACGTTTTCAATTGTAGAAGCTGGAAGTTGTGCTGCTTTACAAAGGAATTGGGTTTTAATACCAACTACTGGTCCTGCAGCTACGTATGTAGGAAAAGCTAACTCTACTCTAAATTGATTGGCACGAGCACCGCCACCAATTAGCTGAGCTTTAAAATCTGAAATATTAGCCATTAATGACTCCTTATTGTTCTTTAATATTTATAAGATTGGCGAGAGGATTAGTCTCGCCAATCTATTAGCCACCAATTTCGTCAAAGCTTACACTTGAGCGAGCAGCAATGAAGTTAAGCGTGATGAAGTTGATAGAACGATTTGGCTTAATAAAGATATCTGCAACGAATTCGTTACGATCAATTACCTCACCGGTGTTATTAGACTCATCACACTTAACGCGGAAGTCAGTTACACCGCGACGACCTTGTACATCGCGTAGGAACGGTTCAACCAAGTTCTTAAACTGTGCACGTGTGAAGGAATCATTAAATTCAAACATTTGAAAACGTGCTGCAACTGCAATAGATTTTTCAAGAACAATAAACAAGCGACGTACGTTAATACGATCAAATGCACTTGGTCTTGCCAACATTGTCTTATCGCCATAAAGAATAGTTCCTTGACCTGGAAATGCTGTAACTGGATTAATACCATTCTGATACAACACATCACGATCTGCTTGACTTGGGTTAAATGCAAGCTTAACAATATTCTTAATTTGGCCACGATTGAAACCACCTGGAGAGAACCAAGGATCTGCAGTGTAATCAGTGCGAGCACATAGACCAGCTACGTCTCCATTTAGTGGAATAAAACGATAAGAATCGTTATAACGATCATATTGATATTTGTATCCTGAATCAATTACTGCATAAGAACTATTAATTGAAGTAGCATTCTTATAAGAAATCATTGCGCTAGTTGCGGTAGAACCTAAAGAAGTAATAGGTGCGCCGTCAATATTTGGAGAAATAAATACGATACAATCTTTGCGTGGTTCTAATAAATCTAGAATTTGTTTAGCTGTTGAAGCAGATACATTACCAACTGGAACTAATGAAATATCATATTGTTCTGAGTTAGTTAATGGTGTATATGCAGCTACGATATCTGACCCACTAGAATTGAAATCATCTACACCACCAGATAGTGTTACATCGTTTGTAATGATGTTTTGTGCAAATGGAACCATAACTGCAAGAGATTTAGATGAAGTTGCTGCTACTTGTGCACGAGTTAGACCCCATCCGCTTTTAGCTACAGACGTTAACTGAAGGTTAGTAACGCTTTCATTTGATAATCCTTCAGCTACTTTAATTACGTAACCAGTAACAACTGGAGAACCAGTTGTAGTAATACTTACAATTGTATAAGTTCCATTATTATTAACTGATCCAGCAATCTGCAACTTACGCGATGCTTTATCAGGTGCTAAATCATACCATGTTTTGTAAGCACCTAGTGTAGTGAAACCATCGCTATCTGTAATGGTAATACTTCCACCTACACCAGTTTCATTACCTACAGCAGCTAGAGTACCAGCTACACCGGTTGAAGCAGTGATCACTGAACTGTTTGGTTCTGATGTCGTATCAGTCGCGTGATCCATCCACCAGATGTATCTAGAATTAGAGTTGATAACACTCTTGTAATAATTATTAGAACCATCTGAATTCTTAGCGTCAGATAGTTTAGATAGATATGAATATTTTTCTAAAACTGATCCAGGTACACCACTAAAATCACCTCTGTCATTATCATATATTGCTATATGTAATTCATCGTTTGTAACACCCATCTGAGTGGCGTATACACTTGATCCTGGGATCCCTTGGAATAAGGCTTTAATTTTAACATCAGCACTAGCCCAGTTACCAGCATCTAAACGTACAACGCGTAATCCATTTCCTTTAGTACCAGGAAACTTAGCAGCCCATGTACCAGATACGCCAGTACCGTCATTGTACGATTGTAAGTATTGATTAATGTTTTTGATTTTTGGCGCAGCAGCTGCGATAAGTGCTTGTGCTGTTGCGGGAGTACCAGAAGCTGGCGGTGAAATAGTAATTGTTGGAGCAGCAGTATAACCACTGCCTGCTGTTTGAATTACGACACCAGTAATAGTGCGTGTACCAGTTTGGTTAGGAGCAACGCCGGTTACATTATCTGTAAATGTAACCGTTGCAGTTGGTTTAACACCTCCAGAAATTTGTGGATCACTGAAATTAACGGTGGGAAGTTCACCTACTGCACCATTAAGTGGTGGAGCATATCCGCTACCTGCTGTAAAATTAATAATTCCAGTTACACCACCACTTGCAACCGATACAGCGTTTCTTAGACCAGAAGCATCACTTCGTACAATCAACATGTTGTTAGCATACGATAAGAAATTAGCGGCTGTAAAGAAAGACTGAAAGTTCGCATCAGTTGGTGCACCGAATCTCGATACTAAATCGGTTTCTGAAGAAACTCTAACTGGATCTTCAACCGGACCCCAAGCGAATGGTCCAGCGAAGGCTCCAGCCGAAGAAGAAACTGCTGGCACGATTGAAGAAAAATCTTTTTCTACAACGGCTACTCCTGGGCTTAGTTGAAAAGGCATGTTAAAACTCCTGTTATTATACAATAAACATCTTATGATGTCTATATTATTTATCTATAATCAGTTTTTAGAAGTCAGCAAGTACTTGCTCACTATCTATATTTCCATCATTATAAAATCCGAATGGTGTTAGTTGATCTTCGATCATCTTAATTTTATTTTCGTATATCACCTGTCTAATATTTATATTACTTAATTCTTTAAAGTATGAATTGGTAGTGGCCCATGAAAATAAAACAAGAGGCATAACCAGATCATCATGATAGCCATCATCGGCCTCAAAAGAATTCTTCTTTTGAATGAAAGTTGATATTTCGGATATGATATCAGCATCAGGAATTAGAAGTTTTTTCTCTTCGACTAGTGTCTTAAAGTTAGAACATCCAATTCTTTTAACCTTCTTATCGGTAGTAACTCCAAACTGAGTTTTACCACCACCAAATCCGCCCGATATTACTTGTCCGTCTGTGTTCCTATTCACCATTATAAGATTGTCATACTCATATTCATTATAAAGAATATCTGCAACTTGCTCTGAACTATTAATTTCAATCAGAACGTAAGCATTGTTATATTCTTTAGCAACTGTGTATATCACTGTAGGATACAATAACGGACTAATCTTATTATCACGATATTTGCCGACTACCTTGTATGGAATAGTAGACATATCCACTATGACAAATGCAGAGTAATCTCCATCAACTCCTTTTGCGGTATCTGCTATTAGACAATATGTTCTGTCTTCTTCAGCATCACCGTTAGAAACTTTAACTGGCTTTTCATATACATCCAAGCCATCCTTACTATATATTATATCTCCTGGAGACATCTGAGAGATAGCATTAGCAGATACAAGAGTAAGACTTGACCCAAGGAACTTACACAATACCTCTTGATTAAACTTGAGATCACCAAGTAATTTGTGTTGTTCTGCTGCCCACTTTTCGTCTCGACCTGGAATTTCGGTATATGGAATGAATAATGGAACAAATCCATTACGTCCTTTTTCAGCATCATTCCAGAATTTCCAAAAATGATTATATCCAAGTGGAGTAGAACTCAATAGAATCTTTGTTGTCTGACCCGCAGAGATTGTAGGATAAACAGAAGTGAAGAACTGTTCTGCAACTGTGTTTGGAATGATTGCAGCCTCATCAACATACAACATGTTAACAGACTTACCACGAATACCCGATGTTGTAGTTGCTGAAGTGAATACCTTAGATCCATTTTCAAGTTCAATATCACCTTTATTCCATGTTACAACACCTTGTTGCATCCACTTAGGAAGCATTTCATACATAACTTGATAACGATCTAAAACTTCTCGAGCTGCACTAGCTTTGTTAGCAAGAATAGCAACTGACTTATTTGCCTGAAATAAAGTATACCAAAGAATGTAAGCAGCTGACGTAGTAGTTTTACCTTGCTGACGTCCTTCCATAAGAATAACCATACGGTTATCATGAATAACATTTAGTTTGTTTACCTGACATGGATAAAGACTAAACTTCTGAAGGCCATCATCTAAAGTAACGATATAACAATAATTGCTAATAAAATAGATGTGGTCTTCCGCACACTTCATATACTCTTCAAGTTGATCTTTATCAAAAGATATAACTTGACCAGCACTCTTTAGATTAGAGTTAGAATTATAAAACTTTACATCATTGGTTGCCATGCTATATTAATATTCATCCCAAGAATTTGTTATATTTCCTGTAGTAGTATTACCCTGTTGTTCTAAATCTGCAAGAGATCCTATATCAGTGTTATCAGTATTGACAAATATTGTCTTAATGATATCACCATTCTGAATTGGTCCATACATCCACGCCTTAATTGTAAAGTTGAACGTATATGTCACAAATCTTCTAGTTTGAAAGTCACCATCATATTCATCATTCATGCTTACAGAATTTAATGTGACAGGAATATCGCTCTTGATATTTGAATCAGGAACTGTATTGATAGTCATTGTTAATTCTGGAGAAAAGTAAGGAACTATCTGTTCCATAATTTGAAGACCATCTTCTGATGTCTTAGCGAGTGCGTATAAACTTATCTCAATATTATACGGTACCGGAGCATAAGTCTTTTTAACAAGATTTGGAGTAGAACATGTTATAAATGATGTTCTATTAAACTTGCGTTGAGCATCATAACTAAATCCTGTAATTTCAAACGCCATTCTCGGTAATACTGTATATACATGATTTTCTAGAGAAGAATCTTGTTCGATTCGCACTAACCATTTTTCTTTTGCTGAATACGCAATAGGTACTGCTATTGTTTGTTGTTGACTCTTGTCAGCATTCTCGCGCTTGATTTTGATGTCACTAAATAGACTACCGAATGCTACGATAGTTTTTCTTGTAATTCCGTGATAGAAGATATCATTATTTAACATGGTTAATCTCCAAACGGATTAGAAGTATCAAACACATGAGTTAAAGCTTCTTCTTTAAATTTATTATTATTACCAAACGAATTAGGATTATCTACGTTATTGTGTATTGTTGCTACAGCTATAGCCGTAACTCCTGATGCTGGAGGTGATATCGTTACAGTTGGGATAGAAGTATATTGAGATCCAGGATTAGTGATGGTAATTGCAATTACTTTTCCAGCATTAGATGCAGTTCCTAGAGTTGCTATAGCTGTAGCGCCTAAACCTCCTCCGCCACTTATCGTTACAGTTGGAATAGAAGTATAACCAGAACCATTATTAGTTACATTTATGCTCAATACTTCACCATATACAGATCTTGTAACATCAGTGGAAAAAGTTTTAAGACTTTCAAACGTATCAATTTCTTTATATCCAGTTTCAATCTTTTCAGAACCATATTGGAATAGTTCTACTTGTAGACGATATACATATAGTTTCTTGAGTTGATAGAACGGGTCTTGATGATCTACAAACTTAATTTCGAATAAACCCTTTGTTAATGGAAAGTATAATAGATCACCTTCGGCCGGACGATTTGGCAAAATGATGTCGGTATGCTTTCCTACAAACCTTTCCCATGTTCTACGAGCTACGGTAAGTGTAGCGGATTGTTCCATCATTAAACCAAACTTTTGAATGAAAGCCCCTTGACCGGCGAATCCATCTACTGTTTCAAGATACATATCGATTGGATAAGCATCTTGAAACTTAGACATACGATCTTCACCGAGAATATCGTCTTTGGCTACTAGAGTTCTAGGAATGTAAAACATTTCCTGACCATAGATAGAGATTGACTCTATTATAAGGTCTTCTAATAGGTACTGTTCATTTTTAGTACCATGAGAGAAATAAACGTTACGTGCCATGTTATCCTAGAAAGAATTCTAAAGGAGCTGACTTTGTCAATAAACTATCTTCTAGTTTTTCTATTTCTGTAACAGCTTCCTGATATAGTTTATCTCCATCGACAGTTACACCACCCGGAAGTTGCAACCCTTGAAACTTCTTAATATTAGTTGCCCATTGCTTTTTAAGCAATGCAGTAACGTAATGTTTAAGCCATGTATCTCCATACATTCTTGGCGCATCAGCAGGATCTAAAACTCTATAACACTCAACAAGAAGATATGTTCCAGGCGCAATATTTTCTTCCCACTGTTCTTCAATATAAAGCTTATTAGTTAATCTATTAAAGCGATATATAGGATGACCATTTAGCGTCAAATCAAGTAATGATAGATGCGCCATCACCTGAGTATAATAGATGACTGACGTAGCAGTTAAATCATATAAATCGTTTAGTCTTAACTGATATTGCAAGTCAAAGATAGACTTAGATGTAGAAGTTCCTGCGGCAATTGGAAATACGCGCGTTACGCCATAGACTAAATCTGGTATAGGAATAAACCGATTAGTGACGTCAGTTGGAGTGACAAGATGTTTTAGGTAAACCTTCTCAATACCATCATGATGGTATTGACGGAAATACTCAATAGCCTCGTCTACTCTATCTTGAATCTGAGCATCATCGATATTAATCTCGACAACTGGTTCTCCAAGTTCTCTTAGACACCAATCGATTAATCCTTGTCTTGTTGTTACAGCCATATCATTTCCTTTTCTAATATTTATGGCTTCTCAGGCCAAACAACATTATCAGGGTATCCTTCTTGATTCGTAACATCTCTTAATTTGTGACGATATTCTGCAAACTTAGTTGATGTTTCAGTTGGCACATCTGCAAGTTGCGTCCAATCAGTCTCAGCAAGAAGTGCGTTACGAATAGTTTTAATTGAGTCTTCTTTAGCACGAACTATTCCTTCTTTTCGTGCATTATCTAAATCAATTAACTTATACGTCTTCTTCCATACACCATTCTTTTTTACTGGAGTATCTTCTTGAAGATATTGCAATGTAATATCATACTGAGGAACTTCGTCGTTTTGTACATTGCAATAGTTAAATTGCGAAAGATCTTCGTCAGTGGGATTTTCTGGAAACGATACATTTTTATGTGTATATCTAATTTCCGTAAATGATACTGGATATTTTTCTACACCGGTATTATCTTTATTTAATTTTGCGTACATATATTAGTTCCTAAATATTTGATTTCCTACTGCTATGTTTGCTTTTGGCGCAGTGTTTTTTGCTGCAATTGCATGCACACTGCCGCTGCTAGGATTGTTTGATGAGTTACGAAGCGTCCATGATGTTCCATCATTACTTGTATAAATCCTATCAGATGATGCTCCAAATATAAATTTATCACCAGTCCATACGGGTTTACCAGTTATAGATAAAGAAGATGTAATCGTAGGATAGATATTACCCGAATTAATAGGAGATGTGAACCCATAATAGATATTTTGACTTCCTCCAATTAAAAATACGCCATTTGCATATCTTATAAAAGGACTACTTCCGACATAAGGAATTTTATAATTATAAGTTACTGACGTCAATGTACCATCATAATTAGTTGTCATCAGTGCACCAGCATTACCTGTCCATATATATTCACTGCCCTTTTTAGCAACTCTTGACATTCCCAATTTTCCAACATCTAAAATCTGCACGGTAGATACGATGTTTGCACTAGTGTCTACAACTCTAATTTCTCCTGAATAACTTAATATTATTTTATTTGTTCCGGCTTCAATCATATCAGTTACAGCAGTATTGACACTAGAAGTATTCATCTGCGATAAACTATAAGAAGTATTATACGTTGATACAGTAGGTGTATAATAAATTGCATCACTATTAGAAGATGCTATATACAGTCTATTAGAAGCATACACACACTTGCTAAAATTAATACTACTAGACAATCCAGCAGTGCTATTACGTTGATACATCGTTGAATCAAACGTAGTGGTAAGTACTGTACTGTTAAGTATATTTCCACTGGCGCCCATTAACACAAATTTATTAATGTTAGGACTATATGATATCGAATTAATAGTTGAATTTCTGTTAGCG